GACTTAAAAGTAGTTAGAATCGCGACTACCAGTATGGTAAACGCGACAACAACAAGTGGGCAGTCTTTGTTAATCAAAAACTTAACTCACTATCGCGATAATTACAACACAGGTGCAGCCTCTGTTGGAAATTATGGTGCTAGATACGCTGGATCTTTAGGTAATTCACTTAAAATTCAGGTATGTGGTGGTGCTAATCCTTATAGTCAAGCTAGTGTTACAACAACTAATGGAACATCTGCCGTTGGAGGTACTTCAATCGAAGTAACTCTTGGTGAGAAATTCATAGTTGGTGACATTATCACATTGATTGGATCAGATACTACACGATATAAAATATCAGCAATTACTTTTGACTCAGGTTCAACCGGAGAAGCAACAGTTACAATTGCACAAGAAGACGATTCCACTCAAGGTTTAACAACAGCTGTTTCATCAGGTGCTGCTTTAAATCGTGAATGGGAATTTGCTCGTCAATTCAACGGAGCTCCGGGTACTTCAAACTATGCTAGTACTAGAGCAACAGCCGGTGTTTCAGACGAAATGCATATCGTAGTTCTTGACGAAGATGGAAGTATCTCAGGTACTCCCGGAACAATCTTAGAAAAATTTGAAGCAGTATCAAAAGCTTCTGATGCTAAGAATGACTTCGGTGCAACTAACTACTATGTTACAGTTATTGAAAACCAAAGCGAGTATGTTTACTGGTTAGATCATAGTGCTACTATGGGATCAGCTGGTTCAGCCGCTGCGGGAGTTACTTTTGGTACAGGTACTTTACCTGATAATCTATCTTTCACTAATGGTGCAGATGGAAATCAACCAACAACAGCTCAAAAAATAACTGCATGGGATACACACTTTGGTAGTGCTGATAATCAAGACATAAGCTTAATAATTTCAGGTTCACCTCAAGCAGACAACGGAAGTGGTACTGCTGTAACAACAAGAGCCGAAGCAACAAGTTACTATAATCAATTAATGAACATAGCAGAAGATAGAAAAGATTGCGTAGCATTCTTCTCACCTGTTAAGTCAGACTGCGTTGACTCTGGAGTTTCTGGAGCAACTAATGTGAAAGCTACAGCGGACACTTTAAACAGTTCTTCATACTCAGTAATGAGTTCAAATTGGTTATATGTTTATGACAGATATAACGATAGGTACATTTATGTACCAGACAACGGATCAGTAGCTGGACTATGTGCCAGAACTGATTTTACGAATGATGCATGGTATTCACCAGCTGGATTCAACCGTGGTCAAATTTTTGGTGTAACAAAACTAGCGTTTAACCCTACAAAAGCTGATAGAGATTTACTCTACAGATCAAGAGTTAATCCTGTTGTTACATTTTCAGGACAAGGAACAGTATTATTCGGAGACAAGACATTAGCAGCTAATGATGGTAGTGCTTTCTCAAGAATTAATGTTCGTAGATTGTTCATAGTGTTAGAGAAAGCTATCTCAACAGCTGCTAAGTTCCAACTATTTGAGTTTAACGATTCATTTACAAGAGCTAATTTCAGATCAGCTATTGAACCTTTCTTAAGACAAGTTCAAGGTAGACGAGGAATCTATGATTTCCAAGTTATCTGCGATGAAACAAATAACACTGCAGGCGTTGTTGACGCTTCTCAGTTCGTAGCTTCAATTTTTGTGAAGCCAGCTAGATCAATCAACTTCATAACTTTAACTTTTGTAGCATCAAGAAGTGGTGTAGATTTCGAAGAAGTCTACGGAGCTCCTGGTGGCGTACAAGAATCAGCAACAAATCTATAAGGGAGGTAAAAAATGGCAACAATTAACCAATTTAAAGCGAACCTCGTAGGTGCTGGTCTAAGGGCTAATAGATTCGAGGTATTCATACCAAGATCAGGTAATAAAATTCAGTTTTTATGTAAAACTGCAGCATTACCAGGACAAACTATTGAGCCAGTAGAAATAATTCACAGAGGGTTAACATTCAACTTAGCTGGTAACAGATCATTCGAAGATTGGACTGTTGGTATCTATAATGATTCAGAATTCTCTGCTAGAACAGCTTTAGAACAGTGGATGGGTACTATCGTACCTATGGACAATTCTACAGTTGAAGAGCTTGGATACGATTATATGGTAGACAAAGCGACTATTTCTCAGTTAGGTAGAGATGATTCAGTAGTAGCAACATATGAATTTTATAATATGTGGCCTACTACTATCGGTGCAATCGAAATGGATGCAGCGGGTGGTGAAGAAATCACAACAACTGAAGTAACATTCAAATATTCACACTTCGAAAGAGTTCTGTAAAGAACACTTTTAGTGTGTTATAAATATTAGTATGGAATTATTTGGATTAGAAATAAAGAGGAAAAAGAGCGACGAGGCTCCTAATGTAAAGAGCTTCGTCCCACCTCAAAACGATGGTACGGCCATAGAAATAGGTCAGGACCAAGGAATGGGTGGTTTCGCGGCCACAGGTGGAGTCATTGGTCAGTTCGTTGACATGGAAGGTGGTATAAAAACCGAAGCCGACCTAGTTTCACGATACAGAACAATGTCTCTAGTTCCTGAATGTGACAGTGCGATAGAAGATATTATAAACGAATCGATATCTTCAAACGATTTAGATGCTCCTGTAGCGATTAACTTAGATAGAGTTAATCACTTTTCAGATAGTATCAAAGAAAAGATTCGTGACGAGTTTAATGTAGTTCTTGACTTACTAGGATTCCGTGAGTTAGGACACGACATATTTAGAAAATGGTATGTTGACGGTAGACTCTACTTTCATAAGATGGTAGATTCTAACAATGAAAAAACAGGAATTCATGGTTTAAGACCCATTGATCCTCATAAAATCAGAAAGATTAGAGAGATCAAAAAGAAGAAAGACGAGAAGACAGGTGTTGAAGTCATTCAGAAAGAAAGTGAATATTTTCTTTTCAATAATGAAGGATTCGATAAGTCGGGTAATAACACAGGTCAAACAGTCAGAATTTCTTCTGATGCTGTAACTCATGTAACCTCAGGTTTACTTGATTACAATCAAAAAGTTGTAGTTGGTTATTTACATAAGGCTATGAAGTCAGTAAACCAACTAAGAATGTTAGAAGACGCTCTAGTTATTTACAGAATATCAAGAGCACCAGAGAGAAGAATCTTCTACATTGATGTAGGTAACTTACCTAAAGCGAGAGCTGAACAGTATTTGAAAGAAGTACAAACAGCGTATCGTAATAAGTTAGTGTATAACGCTGACACGGGTGAAGTTAAAGACGATAGAAAGCATATGAATATGCTTGAAGATTTTTGGTTACCTCGTAGAGAAGGTGGTCGAGGCACAGAGATTACGACACTACCAGGTGGTCAGAATCTAGGTGAGATTGAAGATATTTTATATTTTCAAAAGAAACTGTACAAGTCTCTTAATGTACCTGTTTCAAGATTAGAACAAGAGAATTCATTCGCGATTGGTAGAGCGACTGAAATATCAAGAGATGAAGTGAAGTTTTCACGATTCGTTGATAGACTTAGAGTTAAATTCTCTAAGGTATTTGACGACATTCTAAGAACTCAACTGTTACTTAAAAAAATAGTATCAGAAGATGATTGGAAGAAGTCAAAAGAGTATATAAGTTATGACTTTCAGAAAGATGGTCATTTTGTAGAACTCAAAGAAGCTGAGATACTAAGAGAAAGAGTATCGACGCTAAACGATTTAGACGCGTTCGTTGGTAAGTATTATTCTGAAGCTTGGGTAAGAAAAAATGTTCTTAGACAATCAGAAACCGAAATCAAAGATATCGATAAAGAAATTGAAGGTGAAGGTGGTTCAGAAGATGGTGAAGACGACACAGGATTTTAATAGGAGAATATAATGGAAAGTAAAACTAGAAATTTTGTAGATCAAGTTGTTAATGATGACAACATTGAAGCTGGTGAGTCTTTTAAGACGATCATGCAAGACAAACAACTAGATGCTATTGATTTAAAACGAGTTGAGATGCAACTTGATTGGATGAATAACGAACC